TGGCTGCCACGCGTTTATCACTCACGATCAGCATCTCAACGGCTGGGTCGGGATGGTTTCGCTCGAAGTGCTTCCAGAAGACATGAAGTGCTACCTGATCGATCCGAAGGGAACCGGAAAGCTGTCGCTCAGCATCAAGCCTTTCAACGGCGACATGATGAAGTGCGCATATACGATTCTGATAACTGGAGATGACGGCTACGGCGAGTGCATGTTCACGTTCCATCCAGGTGAACCGTTGAAGCCGTCTACTCTGAGCGCAGACGGAAAGAACGAGCTAGGCTTGAAGCTAGGCGATGTCATCACCGTGAAGCAAGCAATAGACCTCGGATTCAAGCACGCTAAGATTGACAGAGAAGCTGGAAAGGTCTAAGCCTTCACGTTAGTGTTTCCACCGTTAGTCGGAGCGCCAGTGACGAAGCATACTGGATGAGCGCAGATCAGCTGCTTGAGTCCGTTTCTTCCGAGATTCACGTCTCCAGTCACTCCGTTGATGTTGACGTTCATCTTAGCGGTGAGATTTACGTCTCCGTTAGCTGTTAGATTAGTGTCTCCCTCGATAGTCACGTCCATCTTCGCTGGAAGCGGATTGGTGATCTTCTTAGACATCGACTGCTCGACCGTGATGCTGCCGTTAGGGTCGATCTGAATCTTCAGGCCAGATCTGTGATTTATCTTGATCTGGCCGTTTGATCTGTTTACTATGACTGCTTCGCCGTCATCAGTCTTTCCCAGAACCATCACGTTCGGATAGTCTAGATCGTTCGTAGCTTCATCCAGAATAGTCTCTCCTGGACTAGCGAGTCCAGTGAAAGCCTTGACTGCTGCTTCTACTGGATTCATCTGAGTGATCATTCCAGTGTAGATTGGCTTATACGGATCGCCGTTCTCGAAGTAGCCACGAACTATAGCGTCCTCAGTCGGAATGACTAGGTTGGCAGTTGAAGATCCTAGATATGCGCACTCTGGCATAGCCCACGGAAGAGCTGCGTCGTCCACTCCGTCATATCTTCCGAAGATCCTGATCTTCACTCGGCCCATTCGGAACGGATCCTTGTTGTCTACGACCTTTCCAGTCCATGTCTCTTTGAACTTCTTATCGTCGTGGTTGACGGTGTTCAGTCCGCCCATTCCGTCATCTTCGAGTCCACCGAAAATCTTTGATAGCGTCTGGTCCATTACTTCTTAGCTCCGTTCTTAGATTCTTTCATGCTTCTAGCCTCTGCCTCTGACAGCTCGTTCACGATGGCGATAGTCAGCTCAACTTCGTTGTATGGCGTGTCATCCGTTATCTGGACGCCGCAGTACTTGCTTATCTGGATCTTGTTGCGGATCAGGACAGACAGCTTCGCTTTGTTGAAGAGACTCTTGTCTGAGATGTCCACGCCGACTCTCAGCGTCTTTCGGCACTTGCTGCACTTCAGATCTACGTATCCGAGAACTCCGCATCTAGCGTCGTTAGCTGCTCTCTTGAGCTTAGCCACTTTGTCGGCTGGAAGATTGTAGATCCAGTCAGTCCACTGCTCTACCGTCATGTCCTGCCAGTGAGCCAGATCCGTGTTGTTGAGGATCAGATCGATGAGAGGATCTGGAGAGTGATAGACTCTGTCAGCGAAGGTCTTGTACTCTCCAGAGACGCATATTCCGAGCTCGTCTACCATGTCTACGTCGTGAATCGTAGACTCTGTGATCTTCTTTACTTTGAGATCCGACATCTTGAACTCTTGGCGCTCTCTAGACCCGCAGTGCGGACAGTCGAACTCTGTCTGAAATCCGTTCGAGAGCAAGAACGTGTTCGTTCTGATGAAGAACAGCATTGTGAGCCTGTCCATTCTGAGAAGCTGGTCGAACCTGACGCCGTCTAGCTTCAAGCATCTCTCCAGGATGTCAGTGACCATCTCGTCTGCGTTCTCATCTTTGAGTGACGCCATGTACTTCAGATCGTTCACAGTCATGCATCTGAATTTTATAGAGCTTCCCTGCGGATATCTCTCGCCGAGTGACGGCAGCTGCGTGTACGGAATTCTCCAGTAGTTGATCTCAGACATAAAGTTCCTCTATAGATAATATATAGCGATGGGAGAATCTATGGCAGAGAGCAACTGGAAGACGCCTGGCTACAGACCGGATGAGCACGGCTGGTGGAAAGCGACGATCGATGACAGAGGAGACCTCGGGTACCCGATAGGCTACTACTTCGCCGACACTCTGAGAGCGATAATGGTAGCTTTCACTAACTTCTTCAATGACCTGTACGTGATCAGATACGACGAGAAGGGCTATCCGAGAAAGAGAATTCAAGTCCCGATAAAGTTCGGTCCGAGAGCTAAGTCCCACGACTTCCGCAAAGAGCAGGAGTCTGGAAAGACTTACTACATTCCTCTCCCGAACATGTACTACCAGATCACGTCGTTCCAGTATGACGCGACTAGAGCTGCATCATCAATGGCTTGCAGAACTTTCTACGAGAACTACATGATGGACAGAGGAATCGAAGAGGGTCAGGCTCAGCTTCTCTGGTCAGACACTAAGCCAGTTCCGTACAACTTCGGATTCACTCTGACTGCGAAAGCTGAGAAGATGTCTGATCTCCTCCAGATGATCGAGCAGATATGCACACGATTCAATCCAGACGCGTTCCTCTTCATCAAAGAGTTCTGGTTCATGAACATCCGAAGAAGCATAAAGATGAAGCTAGACTCTGTCGACACTTCGATGCCTGAAGACATGGGAGAGCAGGACAAGCGAGAAGTAGAGGCTAAGTTCCACTTCACGATAGAGGGCTGGCTCTACACCAAGATCGAGTACGGCGCAATCATCGACCAGATCATCGTCACCCTCAACCCGTCTATCGCCGTCTACAAGACCCAGCAGATTGTCAACACATTCTCTGGCTCTAAGGATCCAGACAAGCCAGAGTTCTACATCGCAGACAGCGCAGACCTTCCGATCAAGGACGCTGGAATCATTCAGAGAAAGGAAGAGCTCGCTCCTGGAGTCAGCGTATGGACGCCAGCCGAGAACTACAATGCTTACTTCGAGCTGGCTCAGAAGGATCAGGGAATCTGGAAGTTCACGAGCGCAGTTGAGAGCGAAGAGGCAGACCGCTACAAGTCGATCATCGGAATCTCAGGAAACTACATGGAGCAGTCTGGAACTTACGACAGCGCCGCTAGATCTTGGGAGGGCAGCATGACCGAGCGCTACGACTTCTCGAAGCTCACAGAGGACGACTACACTGCTTCTGGCAGAAAAGACTATCTGAACAGCAACAATGAGCGAGTAGATACGCACTGGTTCATGAAACATGATACCGAGATCGCTGACTGAGGAAGCTTCGCTAGAGACGAATACGTGACGTTTTAAAGCGCTTTTTAAGAAGGCCAAGGTAACACACGGCTGTATACTTAAAGCGCTTTAAAACCGTCTCTAATGCGCTATAAATAACGTGTAAAGTGGTGAAATATGGACGATCAGACCAAGAAGTTGAGTGAACTTAGAGATGAGATGCGCCAAGTCGGCGATCTCGTCTGGGCCGCTGAGGAGAACTTGCAGTTCAAGCTCGGCCACGACATCCGCAGAAACGGAATGCTTCTTGACAGAATCTCTGACACTCTGACCATCATGGAGTCTGAGATCTCGCCACAGATCATGCTCCTTCACAGCTCGGTGAATCTCTACGGAAGCGCCATCGTGACCAACATGAGAAATCACACGGTCCAGATGACTTACGGCCTGCAGCAGCTGAAAGACGCAATAGTCAAGGGTGACGCGAACGACATCACGATCGCTAGAGAGAACGAGAGAACGGCAGTAGAGGCGCCGAGAGTCCAGAACACGCCCATCGCTGGAATGAACGCTCAGTCTGTCATTCCGAGAGACCTAGAGAAGAAGATCGGACTCCTCTGCGACAGCGCAGCAGACTTCCTGAAAGCGTGGTCTAGCCCGACTCAAGTCGGAGTCGCTCTCGCTATCCCTATCGTGGGTGGTCTAGCCGTCGTGCTATACGGTCTCTACAAGATCATCGGAAAGGGCATAGACGCCATCGTCGACGTGTCTCACAGCGTAAGAGATGTCGCATCCGGAGGAGTCAAGGGACTCATCTTCGGAAACAAGCCATCATCGCAGCAGACGACACCTAGACAAGAGGCAGACCCTCAGATTCTCGGAATGCAGAGGGATCTAAGAGCCGCTAGCTCTACTCTGAGCAGAATCGCTAGCGGAGAGACGGAGATAGTCAGTGCAGTGAGAGAAGTCAAGGCAGCTGTCGCAGGAATCTCAATCGGATCAGACAACGAAGCTCTGATCCGTGCAGTCGAGTCTGGAGCAGACAGCATTCGCGCTAGCATAGACAGACTCAAGATTCCTGCAGCCGATCTGAGCAAGATCAAGATCGAGACGAACCCAGAGTTCCAGAAGAAGGTCGTCGAGATTTTGAGCTCGACGATGAAAGTCCAGATCATGAACCAGAGATCTTCTGACGGCGCTCGCAGAGAGACTGACATGGACGCTTTCAGCGCAGCAGTTCGTCCTCTCGTAGCTGGTCAGGACGCTCTAGTGAAGATGCTAGACAGCAACATGAGAAAGCTCACTGAAGCAGTCGCTATGCTAAGGGAGACACCAGCCGAGAACGACATCAGACGAGTAACGAGCAGCAATGACACGATAAACAGCGAGCTTAGCGACACGACGGTCAAGCTGATACTTGACGAAGCAGTCAAGATGAGAGTCGCACTAGAGGCGATAGGAAAGGAGTTCGGAACATTCACTGTAGAGTGGAGAAGCAGAACTCCGAAAGAGCAGAGCAGAGAAGAAGTTCCAGCAGTTACTTCGGGAGACTAATAGATGAGCCAAGAGATAGAGCTTTGGGGTGGTCAAAACGCTAAGCAGGGCGTTCTCACAATCTATCCTCTGAGTGACGAGGCTAAAGAGACATGCGTGAACATGTCTGGCTACATCAAGGAGTTTCCGAAAGTAAGCTACGCTACCGACTGGGGCGACTGGGACAAGAGCAACTCTCAGTGGATCACAGACAAGATCAAGACAATCGCTGGAGGAGACGAGAGCGTTCCAGGAAAGATCGTCCAGATGCTGGGTGGTCAGTACTACAAGCCGCCGATCTTGACAGACAAGTGGACGCAGCTCGCAGCACAGCTCTCAGACGCATACATCAAATTCGACTTCGAGATTCTAGCCTATCCGACAATTCCTAAGTCTTCTGTCGGAGCTCACGTAGAGGGTCTGAGATACGACAGAGACAACATGTATCCCGCGATCACCTATCACGACGAGAAGCTCAGCTCGATGTGGGACTGGATGAATCTCGGAAAGACAGCCATGATGCCATCTACTGCGTTCAGCACTGGAATCGTCAAAGACAACATCGCGGCCATGAAGAAGAATCTTGAAGAAGACAACGGAAAGCTCATTCTCGGCGGAATCAAGGATGTCGGAAGCGCAGCAGTCGGAGTCTTCTCAGACTTCAACGGGTCTGCTAAGAAGGGTCTAGACGGCCTGGAGAAAGTAGCTGCTGGAGTCATGGGAGTCGGACAGCGTCTGGGACACACGTTCTGCATTAGCGTGACTGATCCGAACGGTGCAAAGTTCATAGACTCCAGAAAGCCGTCTATGTATGTCGACTTCTACATCAAGAAGCTCACTTTCAAGTTCTCGCCACACATCGTGAGAATCATAGACGGCAACGGAAAGAGAGTCGGCGCATGTCCAGAGTATTGCAAGATCGAGATGAGTCTAGAGAGCGTCACTAAAGTCTCTCCGTCTCAGATGATAGATATGTTCAAGTACGAGTACAGAGAATGAGCGAAGCTAAGAACGAGAATATCAAGCTAGACGGCGATGGATCGCCAGAGATAGCCTTCACGGCATCGCAGAACGCGATGTTCAACGGCTTCTCGGAGAACCTCTATGGAAACAACTGGTTCGTTCTGACTACGAACGACGGCGGAAAGTCTACGTCAATTTGCGGAATCCTTGACAATGAGAATATTCCGACTCTCTCGTTCACGACTGAGACGGCAGAGGGTCCTCAGAAGTCACTCACAGATCTTCTTCAGAACACTTTCACGGGAAGAGGATCTATCGCTAACGCTCTAGGTGGAGCAGTCGGCGCTAATCTGAACGTTCAGCTCTCTGGAAACTACACGAAGAAAGTCTACACAGCGAAAGACTTCCAGAGTGAGGGTTTCGAGCTTGTCTTCGACGCCTGGAAGAGACCGTTAGAGCTGTTCGATCCGTCATGCCCTCCATCTTCTCAGAAAGCCGTGATCGACTACCTGACTAAGTACGCGACTGTGGAGACGGTAGACAAGTTCACTCACTTGATCGACAGATCGGTTGACCAGGCTATGACCGGTCTCGGAAGCATCGTTCCAATCGGAAAGAAAGCACTAGAAGACGGCGGAAGAATAATGTTCGGAGGCAGCGAGAAAGAGAAAGAAGAGAGCAGCTTCTTGGACACGATTGAAGACTTCGCTAACGCAGTCACGACAGTAGCAGACGAAGTTCTAGTCAGAGGATGGAACGACAAGCAGAGAATGACTTACGGAAGAACGAAGTTCAACGAGCCTCTGCACAGACTGGACGTTCTCAGAGCTGGCGTCCTTGACACTTACTTCATCGTGGG